CTGTAGCACCTGTGGTGCCTACTCCTGTAGGACCTGTAGCACCTGTGGTGCCTACTCCTGTAGGACCTGTAGCACCTGTGGTGCCTACTCCTGTAGGTCCTGTAGCACCTGTGGTGCCTACTCCAGTAGGTCCTGTAGCACCAGTTACTCCTGTTGGGCCTGTGGCCCCTGTAGGTCCTATAAGATTTACTCCAGCAGGCCATGTACCTCCTGCTTTAGGTCCAAAGATTTGATTGCTAGTAGTGTTAATGTAGAAGTCGCCATTAACGCCTTGTGTTGTTGGATCAACGCTTCCGTTAAGAACACTAAAACCAGCAACTCCAGTAACTCCAGTAGGTCCAGTAGGTCCTGTGGCTCCTGTTGTACCAATACCAGTTGGGCCTGTGGCCCCTGTTGGTCCTGTAACACCTGCATCTCCAGTAACTCCTGTTGGTCCTGTAGGACCAGTATTACCAGTAGGTCCAGTTACACCTGTAGGTCCCGTAGGTCCAACAATGTTAACTCCAGAAGGCCACGATCCTGCAGCCTTTGGACCAAAGATTTGATTAGTTACAGTATTTATATAAAAGTCACCATTGACACCTTCAGTTGTTGGGTCAATGATTCCATTAAGAACGCTAAACCCAGCAGTACCTGTAACACCTGTAGGTCCTGTAGGACCTGTGTTTCCTGTTACTCCTGTTGGTCCTGTAGGACCAGTATCACCTGTGATTCCTGTAACACCTGTAGGTCCAATATCTCCTGTGACTCCTGTTGGTCCTGTAGGACCAGTGTCACCAGTAACTCCTGTTGGTCCTGTAGGACCAGTGTCACCAGTAACTCCTACATTTCCAGTTACACCAGTAGGTCCTGTAGGACCTGTATTACCTGTAACACCTGTTGGGCCTGTAGGCCCAGTATTACCAGTTACACCAGTGGAACCTGTAGGTCCTATGTCACCTTCTAATGCAATGACTGTCCAATATGGTGATACTAATGAAGGAGTATCTCCAACATTTCCACCATGTGCATCAGTACGATACCAAGTTGATCCATCATAAGTTGCTATGTCTCCAATGGCATATGATGCCCCACCACTGTAAGCCCCTGTAAAATTCCATAAAGCAGGTGTTCCGCTTGGTCCAGTTAAACCTGTAGGACCAGTGCTTCCTGTAGGACCTGTAGGACCTGTGACACCAGTAGGCCCTGTAGGGCCTGTATCACCAGTAAATCCTGTTGGTCCTGGTGGTCCAGTTAAACCTTGATCACCTGTAGGGCCCGTTGGGCCTGTAGGTCCTGTATCACCAGTTACACCAGTAGGTCCTGTAGGACCAGTATCTCCAGTTACTCCTGTAGGACCAATATCTCCAGTTACACCAGTTGCTCCTGTGTCTCCAGTGACCCCTGTAGGACCTGTTGGTCCAGTGTCTCCTGTTACACCTGTAGGCCCTGTAGGGCCAATATCTCCAGTTACACCAGTAGGACCAGTATCACCTGTAACTCCTGTTGGGCCTGTAGGCCCTGTGTCACCAGTAACTCCTGTGGCTCCAGTGTCTCCTGTTACACCTGTTGGGCCCGTTGGGCCTGTATCTCCAGTTACACCTGTGGGTCCTGTAGGACCAATATCGCCTGTAACTCCAGTAGGCCCAGTATCGCCAGTTACGCCAGTAGGACCTGTAGGTCCAGTATCGCCTGTAACTCCTGTTGGTCCTGTATCTCCTGTGACTCCTGTTGGTCCTGTGGGACCAGTGTCACCAGTAACTCCTGTTGGTCCTGTAGGACCAGTATCACCAGTAACACCTGTGGGTCCTGTAGGACCTGTGTCTCCTGTGACTCCAGTATCTCCAGTGACTCCTGTTGAGCCTGTTGGACCTGTAGGTCCAGTATCGCCTGTAACTCCTGTTGGACCTGTAGGTCCTATGTCACCTGTGACACCTGCATCACCTGTAACGCCTGTTGGTCCTGTAGGACCTGTGTCGCCAGTGACACCTGTTGGACCAGTTGGTCCAGTATCTCCTGTTACACCTATATCTCCTGTTGGACCCGTAGGTCCTGTAATACCTGTAACACCTGTAGGACCTGTTGGTCCAGTATTACCTGTTGGGCCTGTAGGGCCTGTATCTCCAGTTGCACCTATATCACCAGTTACTCCTGTGACACCAGTTGGGCCTGTAACGCCAGTGGCCCCTGTTGGACCAGTAGCACCTGTAGCACCAGCAATACCAACTGAACCTGCAAGATTTACTTGCCAAGATGCATATGTACCACTACCAACAAAGGTAGATACTGTAAATGTTAAAACACCTGTTCCTGAATTGTAATTTGTTACATCTCCAGTCATAGAATTATTTATATCAAATGCAACTATAACTGTTTGTCCAATTGTATAGTCTACATTTATATCTGCCAGAGTAAATGATTTAGTACCGCTTCCAATTGCTACTGAACTTGTAGATGTTGTAGCATATCTATCTCCGTCTGCTCCTGAAGTTCCTGTTGCTCCTGTAGGTCCCGTCGCACCTGTGGCACCTGACGCTCCTGTTGGGCCCGTTGGGCCTGTATCTCCTGTGACTCCTGTAGAACCTGTATCACCAGTTACACCAGTTGGGCCCGTTGGGCCTGTATCTCCTGTAATACCAGTGGGACCAATGTCTCCTGTTGGGCCTGTAGGCCCTGTGTCTCCAGTGACTCCTGTTGGGCCCGTTGGGCCTGTATCACCAGTAACACCTGTAGGCCCTGTAGGGCCTGTGTCTCCAGTAACTCCTGTTGGGCCCGTTGGGCCAATATCTCCTGTAACTCCAGTGTCTCCTGTTGGGCCTGTAGGCCCTGTGACACCTATATCACCTGTTGGGCCCGTTGGGCCTGTATCTCCTGTTACACCTGTGTCTCCTGTAACTCCAGTAGAACCTACATCTCCAGTTACTCCTGTAGGCCCTGTTGGGCCTGTATCTCCTGTTGCGCCAGTTGCGCCTGTTGCTCCAGCACCTGAAGCACCTGAAGGTCCTGTGGCACCTGTGGCACCTGTGGCACCTGTAACGCCTGTGGCACCTGCACCTGCAGGGCCAGATGGTCCTGACGGACCACTTGCACCTTGAACACCTTGGGGACCAGGAGAAGTTATTACTATCTCATTAGGTGGTTGTACTGGGGTCATTTCTTCTCCTTAATATTTTGATAAACTATCCATTGTATCATACTTGTCACACTGTTACCTGTGGAGATACTGTAATGGTTCCTTGAATAATACGATCTATAACCCCTGCATTATCAAGTTCTAAATCATAGACATAAAATCCAGAACCTAGTAATGCTGTTTGTTCATCAGTAATTGTAACTGCAATGTTTGCTGTTAACGGTGTTATTACTATTCCGTTGCTTGGAGAACTCAAAGTTAAATCTTTAACGGCTGTAAAACTACGAGCAACTTGCATTCTGGCAGTCATGCCAGTTAAATTAATTGGAGTTCCATCAGGATTGTTATAGACTAGGTTTATATAAAACACTGATCCTTGGTCCAAGGTAAAATTATAAACACCTGCAGTTGACATATTATTCCTTCTCCGTTACCCAAATTAAAAATGCCCCTACAACAATGAATGAAAGCGCAGGTAGAACTAAGAATAGTCCATATCCTACAAGACCTAATCCAACAACTTCTGTTACTATGGTCATATCTACTTTAGGTTTTTTCATTTTTCTCCTTTATATTGAATAGAATCTTGCTACAGGCTTTTTAGGTTTTGGTGCCATAGCACGATCAAAAGAAAATATAGAAGCAACTGCTGCGTCAATCTTCTTCTTATTTGTGCTCTTTGAAACCATAATACCCCTACTTGAAGTCTTAGTTACACAGTTTGCTATATGTCTATTCAGTACTTCATCTCCATCATGAGTAAAGGACTGATTAACTACCGCCTCATAAAAGCGTTGAGTTGCTGGAACCATACGCTCTGCTGTATTAGGATAACTAATAATAGGTAGCCCCTGTTCTTCTAAAATCATCATTGTGCGTTGCCATCTAGATGGGTCAAACACAACTTCTAAAACATTTACTCCCATATCTCTACAGGCATCAATAATTGTTTGTTCTACTTCTGCAACATTTACATGCCACATAGGGTCTGGATCTACATCTGGTAGTTCCCAAACTCCTAAAACTCTTACATGTGGTTTCTCATCTCCTAAGAACCATCCTACAATTGCTGTAGTATCTCCAGAAAAAGAACCATCAAAACCTATGATACAGTCTTCTCCAGGGATAATCTTTCTATTCTTTAAAATCAAACTATCCCATAAATCAGAAGGTATCCAAGATTCAGTATTACTTGTCCAGAGATTAAGTCTCTTTGTCATAAACTCATTTTGTGGAGTTAGCAAAGATGCAGACTTCATATCTTCTATACTGAGAATATCATTTAATGATGGGTTTGCCATAATCCAATTCAATTCATCTTTGTAATTTAGTTTTTCATCACCCTGATACCAGGCAAAAAAGAAAGAAGGATCTTCAACTTCGCCTTTTGCTATCTGAATACCTCTTTGATACATAGTGTAGCACAAAGATTCTTTACCTGTAGAGTCATATTTAGAGCCTGCTGTGGTAATACCTACCAACATTGGCTCAGTTCTAGCACCCATAGATAAGGATAATACATCATATAACTCTCTATTTGGCTGTGCATGGACTTCATCTATGACAATAAATGTAGAGTTTAAACCTTCTTTTGTGTAAGATTCAGATGATAGTGCTCTATATACAGATCCTGTTATAGGGTTATATATGGAGTTTTGATAGACTTGAAGCATATTACTTAGTTCTGGTTCTAGTTCAATCATCTTCTTTACTGTTTTAAAAATGATTCTGGCCTGTTCTTTGTCCGCCGCAGCAGAGTATATCTGTCCGCCATTTACGCCTAATACAATTTGTTCCAAAACGAGTGAGGCGATGAGTGCGGACTTACCATTCTTGCGAGGAACGCCAATAAGTGCTCTTCTGTGCTTTAGCAATCCACTATCTTTTTCAGCATATAGGCTGATGAGCAATTGTTTTTGCCAGTCTCTTAAAATAAACTTTTCTCCAGTATTACCAGCAACAGAATCTTCAGTTAGATGACATAGAGTTTCTATAAAATCTATAACATCATAGCCACGGCTATTTGCTAATTCAATATCTGTTACAGGTGATAGGTATGTTGGTGGCCAGTTCTTGGTTAACATAATTAACCTCTATACTGTAGTGAAAATCTGCTCTTGTCAAAGTCAATATCAATTATTTCAACTTCTATTTCCTGATGCATTGTAAATAATTCAGGTGTACTTTCGCCCATCTTGGTTTTATGTACAAGACCTGCAAGCATTCCAATTTCAACAAACATTCCGTATTCAGTTATTCCTGAAACCTTACCTTGATGAACTTGTCCTACTTCTAGTTTAGAAAACTCTATTTGCTTATCTTCTTTAATAATTTGCTCAACAAGTGAACGGCGATTAAGAACGATATTCTGTTTCTCTTTATCAATTGAGTGAATCAGAAACTCTGCTTCATGTCCTAGATATGCTGTAAAGTCTGTAACTCTTTCTACATCTACTAGTGAACCAGGCAAAAATGCCTTAACTCCAATATCTACAATTAGACCACCCTTGACAATTTTGACTACCTTACCAACAATTGGATCAGATGTTTCATATTTAAATTGAAGAGCATTCCAAAGGGCTTCTACTTCATTGTCCTTTAGAGAAATAATATATTGTCCTTCTTCGTTTTTGCTTAAAACTATTCCTTCTACTATCTGGCCTACTTCAATGCTAGTGCTTAATTCCTTATTTGGAATAAAGGCTTCTAACTTATCGCCAATATCTACTAAAGCACCTTCACGACTAATTTGAACTACTGTGCCAGAGATAGGCTGCTTGTTAGTCCATGTCTTCATTGATGCATCTATAGCAGCCATAAAATCTGCTGCTGTTCCTATATCGTTAATTGCTATTTGTTTCATTATTTGTTGTTTCCCCGTTTTCATAGATTACCGTTTCAGGCTCTACTAGTATATCATATTCTTCTACTAATATAACTTCTTCTGCCTTGGCACGGTTTTGCCTTCTTTCTAAAAGTCTGTCTATTGATGTTGCTGCTCTAACCTCTGCTACTCCAAGACGAGATCTTGATACAGGGTCAAACCCTAAAGATGTTAAAGAATCTGTATAGGCTTTGTTAATTGATACAAAAGCCCTACCATCATTGGCCTCAAGTGTACTCATATACTTTTTTCTTGCAGCCTCACTTGCATCAGCCAGGAAAGCAGCATTCTTAATAGCCTCAAGATCACTATCTGGACTAAGCCATGTAATGGCTATGCCCCAGGCACGATCCCATAAATTGATACCCTGCAAACCTAGGCCTTCTGGTGCTGGTGGAATCTCTTTAGCCATTGGCAAATGCGTAACATTGTCTAAATCTGGCAGTGCTCTTTGACCTGGATTGCCTAGCAATCGCTTTAGTTCTACTGGTTTTGGCGGTCTGCCTACAATTGACATTTTATTTTATTTCTCCAATTAGTTTTAGTTTTCTGCGTAAATACTGCCATTTGTCCCAATTGGGTAGTTTCGCAGGAATACACGAAACAGGGCAAGCGGGTCTTCT